GTGACTTTGACTTAAATAAGTGTGCTTCATCACCGATAACACAGTCAACATCGTCAAAGTATCTTTTTGGGAACTTATAGATTGATTGCCATGTTGAAATGATAACAGGCTTATCTGTATTCTTATCTTTGCCCGAATATATCGTATGACAGAATTCATCGGCATTCCATCCATAATCTTTGAAGTCCTTTAACATCTGCTCAACCAACGATGTTGTTGGAACAATCAATAAAATTTTCTTATTGGTAGCTACATAATATCTTACGATACTATAAATCATCAAGGATTTTCCTGATCCAGTAGGTGACAAAAACAATCCACGATTATTCTTTAGTGCTTTATATACAGTCGCATATTGATAATCTCTTGGAGCATATTTACAGATCTTATCCATAAACACTTTAACTCCAGCAGGAGAAACGAAACCATTAGTTTCTTCTACATCACCATACCAATCATTCTTTTCATATTGAAGATGATACTGACGTTCCCCACACCATTCTTTAAGATGAGGAAGTAATCCACCATACAGTTCTCCAGTAGCAGGAGAGTATAAATGAATAGTTCCATCCCAGTAACGATACTTTGGATTTCTTTTTAGGAACTTTGCTTCAGGCACTTCAAAAGAAAAATAATCCGACAACTCACGATGAACATGAGGTTCGGACAGGATCTGAAGAAATACTTCGTTCTTTTTGCGGATTACAATTCTCGACATTATGTGTCACCATTAATGAATTTTTCCCATTCAATAGCATTCTTAACATGATAATTTCTTTGTGAAATCATCCTTAAAACTTGATCTAGATAATGTAAAGCTTGATCAACATACTTGATCTTGGCTTCTAAATTAATGATCTCTTCGTCTGACTCAAGATAAACTTTCATTTTTTCGGCAGTTTTTATACTTGATCCAAATGGTTTTTCTGCGTATACTTTTGGATCAGCTTCGCCACCGTAATACTCACGTTTTTCTCTAACCAGTTTTCTAATTTCAAACTCTAGAGAAGTTTTAATTTGACTAAGATCTGTGTAATGGTTTAAGTATTTATTGTGTTGAAACGGGATCTCCAGTGATAGCTTAGCAAGATCCTCAGTATATTCTTTGTTTTTAAATTGGAAATCAATTTCAGAATCTTTACCCCACTCAGATTTGATGTGGTCAAAGATTTTAACAAGTTGTTCAAATTTCATAGTTTAAAGTTTTTATCACGGAATGTGTAGTTAGTATACTTGAAGACGACTTGAGCTGTAAAGTATTCTATATCAGTAACTGTGGCGTCAAAGTTAATTGGAGTTAAACTGATTGGGAATAAATTTTCGTAATCTATAATATGGTTAGTATTAAAGTTGGATGTCAAAATATGTAATTGTCCACCAGAGTATGTTGGCTCTTGTGTTGGCATATGCTGCTCCGATGCACCATTCTGCCTAATCCAATTGTGGATTGATTTGTAATTAATTAGTTCCTCATCAATGATAAACGTAAGGTTTAGATCACCATAAGAAACTCCACCTCCACCAACGATAGGAAAATTTCTAAACCTAGTTGGAACTTCTGTAACTGGTACAGAAATTTCTGGAAGTGTGGCTGCCTGACAAAAGAAATCTACCCCATCAAATAATTCAAGAACAATCTTGAACCCAATGGGGGATAAGTGATTTCTATTTGATAGTTGCTCTTTATACCAATTGGCAGGCATATCAACTTCCCAAGCTATGTACTATTTATTTGCATAAAAAAAGCTCCCCGAAGGGAGCTTAGTAAACTTATATGTGAATCACATTAAGTTGATAACTTGTACTCTTCTGTAGTACATGTTAGCACCAGCGGTGAGAAGCTCACCATCAGGAGTGCCGTTGTATGCACCATTCTGAGTAACGAATGGGTTAGAAACCATGCCATAACGGGTCTTGAAGCCAATCTTAGGCTGGAAGGTTTCTGGATCGATGCTGCGGAGCATCTGGAGGGGAACATATGGGCAATAGAATAGACCAGCATCATAAGGTGAAGAACCCTTATAACCCATTACATAGTAGTGCTTGTCTGAAACATTTGCCGAATAAGGATCGATGAAGACCTTGATTCTGCCGTTGATGGTGCCAACTGCGAGGCTGCCAGTGTCATCAACCTGACCGATGGAAGGACCACCAGCACCAGTTAGACCAGAGCTGTAGTCAAGAACACCAGCCATTGCAAGAGCTGAAGCAACGTCAGCTGAGCAAATTAGGAAGTTACCCTTTCCTCTACGAGTGTCTTGGGCAATAGCGTTAGCGTCACGCTCGATCTGGAATAGAAGTCCTTTGAACTTCTCAACAGACCAACGACCGTTGGAGTCAACGTCGAGGTCAAAGATGCCAGGATTAGCAACGTTGTTGAGAGCACCCTTCTTAGCAACGGTGTAGACGGTACGAACGACTTCACGGTTGATCTCAGCAAGAACTTCGCTAGAAAGAATGTTAGCAAGCTCTTGCTCAGCATCAAGACCATGAATAGCCTTGAGGTCTTGTGCAAGCTCAAGGGTGTATTCTGCACGTAGTGCTCTGGACTTTGCAGTAACAGAGGTCTTCTCGATGCTGAAGCTCATCTCACGGAAGAGACGGCCAGCTTCGCCCATACGCTCAAGATCTTCACGAGCCATACCACGACCTACTTCGTAGGTGCCAGCAGGTGTATCGTTGAGAAGTGCAGGGTTGTTGCCCTCAGAATCGCCACCAACACCAGCACCAGTGCGAACGTTGTAGTCGCCAAGTGCAGCGTCGTAACCAGCTGAGAAGCCAGTATCTGGCTCGTTGAAGAGTGCCTCTTCGCCAGCTTGGTTCTCGTAGCGTGAACGCATTGCGAAGATAAGTCCATTAGGACCGCTCATTGGCTGAACACCACATACGTCATATGCCATGAGGTTAGGCATGGAACGACGAACGAGGCTGATTAGAATTGGATCAAAACCAGCAAGTCCAGTTGCGTTGTTAGCAGCAGATGATAGAGCAGCACCCGATGCACCAGCAAGACCAGCTGAACCAGTGAAGCTATTTACTGGGGTGGTCTCATTAAGGATAGCTCTCTCCTCACGGAGTGCTCTCTCTTGGTTTTCCAGGAGAACAGCGGTAACAGCCTGTCTGTAGTTATCCTTGATGGAAGGAGCCTCGGAGTGCTCAAGAACAGGTGCCCACTTTTCCTGGAGATGTTTAGCGTTAAACATTAGTGTCTCCTTGTGTTTTCTTTGAAAAGTAGATATGTATTATTTATAAAATTCACTTCCAGCGTGAAATTGCATTGAGATATGCAGCCATTGCTGGTGACATATCTTGCGATTCTACTGGGGTTTCATCGGTTACTTCTGCAGCAGGTGCAGATTGAGGGAAATATGACTCACGAAGAGTTTTGACAGCCTCAGTAAATTTCTCTACTGATTCAAATGTTACTCCCTCTGCCAATGAAGCAAGTTTTTCTTTCTGAGTATCAGCAAGTCCTTCTGAAATATGATTCAGAATAACTTCTCTGTGTGACTCAGCAAGACGCTTATTTAATTCAATGTTACGCTCAACCTGTTCGTTGAGGCGTGCTTCCATCTCACAAAGCTGGTCAGTCATTTCCTCGACGACATTAACTTTCTCGTCAGGAATGCTGATGTAGTGCTCAGCAAAGAGACCCTTAAGACCTGCAATGAAGTCCTCAGTAATCTCATTACGGAGACCACGATCAATAGCAACTTGATTCTGCTCTACCCAATTGGTAATAGCATAATTGATAGTTCCCATTACTTCTTCGGAAAGCTCAGCTTTAATAGCTTCAACTTTCTCATTAACTTTCGCTTCAAAAGCTTCCTCTAGCTTTACTGCCTCTTCAGCAAGACGTGACTTGACAGCAGCTTCAAGGATTGTTTTTGCTTTTGTTTTGAAATCTTCCGAAAGATCTTCACCTTCGGTAAGTGCAGCAACGTCACCAGATAAGTCGATCTCTTCAAACGAAGGCTTGATTGGATAGGTTACATCTGGACCAGTGCTGGTTCCATATGCAACTTGAGCACCAACCGTTGGCGTTGCATTCATGCCAGTTGATTCGCCAGCTCTTTGCTGGGGATCACCACTAACTGGCGAAATAGGAGCTGCAGCTTTTGCTCCAGGGTTGTCTTCACCCTCGTCATTACCATCTGGCTCAGGACCACCGAGATCGGTGCCTTGTGTTTGATGATAAGGAGCAACTGCTTGAGTGGTAACTGTAGGTTGTGGATCTTTGCCACCACCTCTGGTCTGAGCATCGCTAACCTGACCAGGAGCGGAACCTTGACCACCTGGAATAACTGCTGCTGTAACGGTTGGCATTGGATCCCCCGCTTCAACAATAATTCCAGCTTCAGTTACAAGCTCCTCAAACTTTTCGTTTAACTTATCTGACATTTGAGTTTTCCTCGTAATTTTCCTATAAGATTATTCTATGATTATTTATTAAATTAGAGATTTGACAAGAAATCATGGAATGCTTTAAGCTTCCTTTCTTCCAAATTTCTGCGGGTTGCTTCTGAAATATATTGCTTATACTCCGATACACGATACTCTTTTAGAACACCGTTGTTCCAAACCCATTCTTTTCCTTCCATAATTCCCTGAACGAATGCATCAGGAGCAGAAGGATCTGCTACGATATCAGCAGCAGTCGCAAGCATAAAGTCATCACGAACATATTTCACACCATTGCGCTCTTCTAAAGAACCCATACCTCTAGAAGAAACACCAAGTTTCACTCCTTCATCTAGAAGTGACTTAGCAATTTTACCCATGGGGGTATCAAGAATACGTGCCTTGCCATAGAAGTTTGAACCTTCAGTGCGAAGCTCAATAATCTTGTGGGACACACGATCCAAATTAATAGAAGGACCATCAGGATGTCCTAATTCACCTAGCGCACGTCCAGTATTTACATACTGTTCCGTATACTTTTTAACTTCACGATCGAGAACATCGAATGGATAAACTCTTCCATTGCGGTTCTTCATTTCTGATTGAAGGAAGATACCTTCAATGTAAAGATTTTTCTTGCCGTTGGTTTCTTCGACAAGAACATTTACTTCTTCGATGTTTTCTGTGATTAGTTTCATTGGTCTTCGATGGGTTCTACTGGCTCATTAAAATAAGTGTCGGCAACAATTTTTTTATATGTGTCCAACGCTTCTGCTGCCTTATTATTTAAAAGATCATTGATCTTATCTAAAGCGTCAGCTCTTTTTTTATCGTGAATCAAATTCACAACATCTACGATTGCATTATCCATAATTAAATTTTAATTATATATTATTTATTGGAACTAGAAGTTTTAGGTTTTTGCGCTGCTAATTTCTTCTGTCTTTCAAAGTCAGCTTCGGCAGCTGCAGCATCTAATTCTGGTTGCATAGCATCATTTTGCTGTGACATCATATCCATTGAATTAACATCAATTGGATCTAATGCCATACCAGAATCAATATCTTTTTTAATTTGCTTACCAATCTCTTTGAATTCTTTCTCAGTTTGCATGAGAACTTGACGACGAATATATTCTGTAGAGAAATATTTGCCGACAAATGGATCCATTTGAGTAACAAGGTTTACACGCTGTAGCATAAGTTCTTGCTGCTTCAGCTCATTAAAATGATTATCAAATAGGAAGTCATATTGAATATGCTCTTCCATATCTTCCCAATCTTCTGGGGTAATAATACCTTTGAGGATTAATTGGGTCTTGAGAATATCGTGGAATAGTTCTGAGAATCTCTTACGGAGACGCCCAATGAACTTAGCAAACTTGAGTTCATCCCTAAGAACCTCTGTGGTCTTACCAAGATTAAACCCTTTGTTGTCATCCGTAAGGCGGGAAGGTGGTAGGTTGAGTGAGTTGTAAAGTTTCTTTTT